CTCATATATTTACGAGGGAGATAATGTACTTCAACACCATACATCCTCAACTGTTCGTTGATTAAATCCTGAACTAAGTTCTGTTCAGATCTTGCACCTTGTTGAAAAAACGGATTAAGTGCCATTATCCTATCATATCAAGTGGAGGAAGTTCGTATGTATTAGACATCTGCTCTCTGATGATTTCTAGGTCTCTATTAGCATCATCATAGATTTGTCTACCATTTAACTCTACCCCACCAGGTAATTTAACTCCTTGGAACTTTAATAGATTTTGACCCCATTGTCTTTTTAATAAAGCAGTAGTATATCTTTTTAAAAATGAATCATTCCAAACTCTAGTATGATCATCAGGATCTAATTGTCTGAAACAATCAATAACCAAATAATCGTCTTTAGTAACACTACCCCAATCAATATCAAGATATAATCTATCCATTCTTTTATTAAATCTTATTTGCTTTTCTGTTGTTAATAGGAAATTAATATCTTCAAGATATGTCTTAGTCATAGCATAGGTCAACAATTCAGTGCTTCCCCAATAATAGATATCATTCAAAAACAACTGATACTTCACACTAAACATATTATTTGTCATGGTATTAGTACCATCAAAATGATATATTTTTGTTATACCGATAACTGATGGTGGTATTTGTAAATAATTACTATTTTCAAAATAAGTAAATGTAGTTGCTGCTCCTACAATGCTAGCTTCTGCAGTTTCTGTTGTTATACCTGTTGTTTTCTTTCCTGTTTCCATCGAAGCTCTGCCTCGATCAATATCCTCATCAGTAATTTTATATTTTAAATATGCTTGAGAAACACCATCAAAATGTCTTTCTTGAAAATACTGAACTGCATCATCTATAATATCATCTACTTGTTCATCAGCGACATTAATTTCTAGCACTGGAGCACCCAGTTGCCTTTTACAATAATCTGCTAATTCTGATCTACTTGATGGAGATGCCATTTATACCATTACCCCTTAATGTATTTATGGTGCGGAAGCTATGCCAGTATATACTAGTATATTTCCATTCACTATATTGTAAATGGTTGCTCCAGAACTTACTAAAACATTATATTCATATCTACCCTCTGAGAGGTTCGTGGTTGCTGTAGAACCCATAGATATTTCAAAAATACCACCACCAGCACTTGTAAAACCTACGTTGAAAGTTCCTGCTGCAACTGTTGTTGCTGCCACACCTGCACTCTTTTGCATTTGAGCAGATCCACTCCAAACAGAAGTTGTTGTTAATCCTTGAAAATCAAAAGCAACGTCAGAGGTATCAACTACATTAAAAGTAGTTTTAAAATCTGAACCAGTAAATATGGTTAGATTAGCAGCGTATGGAACACCTGCTGATGGATCAAATGTTAAATTTTTACTTGCCATTAACCAGTTCCTTTAATAGAGATTTGATTTCACCAATCTCACCCTTTAAATTGGCAAGATCTCGTTCCATAGAATCCACTCTTTCATTCTTTAAATTTTTTGCATTTCTAGATGCAACATAGTGTTGATAATCCAATGAATTTACATTAATAATTGTGCCTGTATGAGGATCCCTTGCGAGATCCTTATGTCCTTCAATATCGTAAGATTCCATATTAAGCAAGAGCCATTACACGTAGATCCTTAACCTTTGGAACAAATACTTGACTTGTTGATGTTAATAGAAGTTTTATTCTATAATATCTAAAGGTTGGTAATTTATCTGCTGTAAATGTAAACTCTTTAAATGTTGCATTATCACCAAATCCATATTGATTTGATGGAATACTAAACCTATCAGGCAATCCATCACTCTTTTGTTTAGCAATTAATTCACCTCTACTATCGAGATTATCAAATCCAGGAAAAGGAGTAAATATAGGTTCAAATCCAGGATCATTTCCAACAGCAAAGAATGCTCTAATTTCTGCATGTGGATTAGTATGACCTGATAGTATTATCTTAATTGAAGTAGCAGCACTTTCTAATTGAAGTTCTTTTGTGACATACTGGCAAGCAGTAGGATCATCAACAATAGATTTTACTCTATTATCTGTGGCAAAGTTACTAATCACACTATTAACTCTATTATTAGTAAGAATGGTGCTTACTCTTTGTCCATCAATGACTGGACTTACTTTGGAATCAGTAGTTCCGAGAGTTAATCTCATTTGTAGAGATTTATTACCCTCCACTTGATCTAATTTTTCATCCTCATTAATCTTAGAATAAATTGCTCTTGGACTATCAAGATAGTTTGGTTCACCTATTGCAATAGATTCAAATCCCTCATCAAGATACGAAGTCTCATCTCCACTAATACTTGAAGTAGAAGTAGTCCTTACTTCACATCCTAAAGTAGTTCCTGTAGTGGTAACATTTTGAACTATTGGAGTAATGACTTCAAATGGCATATTTTGTGTTGCCTTTATTTCATATCCTCCACATGATTTAGTTTGATTTAAGTATAGTTTAGGGAATCCAACATCATTACTCCTATCATCATTAATTGTGCCAATTCCAGTCATATCAAGTTTAATATTATAAGAATCAAAAGTAATAGATCCAGAAGTAGATGTCGCTGTAGTAGTTGAAAGTCCGTGAGTCGTGTTTATTCTCTTTAAACTTACTCCACCAAGTTCATATTTAAAAACTGGAGTTCCTACAGCATATTCAACTTTATCATCACCTCTAGCAGAAATGCTAATTACATTTCCAACTACATTATTATATTCAATAATCTCTTTTCCAATTCTAACATAACCTCTATTAGTTGTGCCAACTCCAACATTTTCAAAGTTTGTATATTCAGTCGCATCATCCACTGTAAACGAAGCTTCATTGCCAGTTTCTAATGCAATACTCAACTTAGTTGGTTTAATATCAGATTGAACATCGGATATTTTAACTCTATTTTGAGTGGAATACATTCCATGATTTTTATGATTTACTTTGAAGTGTAATCCATCAGATTCAACATCAATAGAACTAATCTGAACATCTCCACCATTAACAAATCCAAGTTCAGTTTTAATACCAGAACTATTTGTATAGAAGAGTGTATTGGCAGTACCAACGACAAACTCACCTTGAACATTATCAATGGTTAGTTCGTTGGTCATTCCTATACCAGTAATACTAAATCTAGCATTACGTCCAACAGTTCCACTACCACCAGTAGAAATTCCAATAGTAGTAATACCAAGAACATCACCCACAGAGTATCCTGTACCACCATTAGTGATAGTGGCTGCAGCTGCAACTCCATTGTTTATGAAAACATTAGCAACTGCACCCTTTCCAGTACCAGTAATTGTTTCTAAATTAACACTAGCAAATGTTTGGTTGCCATCAAGAGGTGTATATCCAATACCAGCATTAGTAATACTCAAACCAGCAGGAATAATAGACCCACCAGCACCTACAATATTACCCTCAGCCATTGTACCATCTTGAATAATGGTATTACCTAATTCATAACTATCACCAACAGTTGTTCCCAAACCAACTCGTATTCTTCTAGAATTTAGAACTATAGAATCTGGTGCTAATGTAGGAATTTGATTATTTCCTTCAGTTAATTCTGGACTATAAAATTCAATAGTTCCTGATGTTTCAAAGTCTGCTCTATACATTGTAAATTTCAAATCTTCCCATTGACTTGGTTCCCATGTGGAAGCATTTTGAGATTTAAAGAGAGATCCTAAGTATGGTTGATTAGAAATAAACGTATCTGTTAATAGATCAGTTTCTCCTATTCTTGAAATATAAACACTATACTTAGTGGAGTTAGATGCTAAAGCCACGGCATATTCAGTGTTATTACCCTCAAGATAAACAGGTGCTTTAAATTCTACAGTTGTTGCAATAGATCCATCTGCAGAAATATTGACTTCTGAAGGATCTAATACAATTTCAGAGAAAGGTAGAACATGTTGTGTGGGTAATCCATTATTCATGGATCTGATTTGGAATACCACAGGTATATCCATGTCGTCTTTAGTTCTAAAGAAAACATCACACTTGGTAATAAATATTCCACCAGGATCTTCAACTAAGAATGATTGAGCAAGAGGATCATACCATCCAATAATTTGTTGATTTGTGCTTTGAGAAATAACTGAGGATCCTACAACCTCGGTTCCAAGACTTCTATTAACATTTCTTTCTTGGAATTGTTGCCTCTGTTCAATTCTAGCATTTCTAACCGAAACAATATTTTCTTGAACAGTTTCTAATGTTCCAGCAGATGTAAATGTTTCATCAGTGACAGTTGTAGCATTATCAGGATTGTTATCTGCATCATTAGTTAATGTAAGAACTTTGCTTCCCGTCTCAAATCTTGGGAAACTAATATTATTGGGATTAGGAATATAAAAAGATCCACCACAGAATGCACCAATATCAGAAATAAGTTTAACTTCGTCAATCGTTGCGATCGCTCCACTACTTTGACCACGTAGAATCATTCCTTGCTGAACCCAACCAAAATAGGTTCCCTGTGGTTCATTAGATAGTGAGAATGTATCTATATTCAATACAGTTGAAGTAGATGAATAAGATGCAGGGAAACTTTGACTTGTATAAGGATTTTCTGCAAAAACCTTAGTAGGAACATTATATGGTCCTTCTTTATGATTTGACTGTGCTACTCTAAATCTAATTTCAGGCAAACTTTCTGCAGTTATTTGACTAAGACCTGTTGGATTAACTATTCCTCTAACAGTTTCACCCACTTGGAAAGTTCCAGAGGACATAGTAATTTGAAGAATTTTTGGAACACAATACTTAGTAACATCTTGCCCATCAAAGAAGGCATAAAGTTGTGTTAAAGGTTTAAGTCTTTTAGCAACAAATTCAATATTTCTAGATCTCATGAAAGGAATGAGATCTCTACTTACAACCCTATCACCAACAGATGTCCTATCGAATGATTCAGTAACTAATGTTTGAGTACCTGTTCTATTCTCAACACCTTGCTGAGTTGTTGTTCTTACAGTTTCTCTAGTGACACGATTGACTGTTTCTCTAATTCTTCTAGCAGGGTTTCCAAATCCACCACTAAAGTTATTAATCCAACCACCCATTCCAAAGACACGAGTTTGATTAGATATTGTAGTATCTCTACTAGTATCATTAGTTGTTGTTCCTGTCCATGTAGCCTGCCATGAACCCCATGTTACTGGTCCAAATCCTGTCTGTCTATCTATCTCACCATTTTCAACCATTCTATTATAAACAGATTGGTAATCACCCTCAACATTGATAATCTTAGGTTGTAGTCTAGCAGTATCAACCCATGTATCTGAAGATGGAGTGATTTCCATAGTTCCTTGCCAGAAACTAATTAAGAAAGGAGTAACACTTTCAGATCTAGTTGCAAAACTTTGTTTTAACCACTCAACTTCAGAGTAGTCCAAAGTTATAACATCATTTTTCTTTCTTACATTTATTCCTTCAATTGTAGAGAAATTAAGATCATCATTAGGATCATTACCAACAACTGGTCCAAAAATTAAATCAACAGCATTGGTATAATGTCTTGGTCTTAATTCTTTATTCTTAGGATCAATACTATTCTTAATAGGAGTTCCTTGTTCTTGAGTTTTGAATCCAGTGAAATTATCAACAAAGAATCCAGACTTAAATCTATTCAATCCATCACTATCAGCCACAAAAAGATTTGCTGTATTAGTTTCTAATAAGGAAAGAGTTGTATAATATTCAAGGTTCTTAATTCTATTCTCAAGGTTTTTAATATCAGACATCGTAAATCTCTTACGATCTAAGAAATCAATCTGTGCTCCAGCAACATTATAAAGATAAGGTGGGAGTCTAACAGTAGCTATTTCAATAGCTCCATCAACAGGAACAGGTTTTTGTGGATCTTCAGAAGGATCTCCATATTTAATCTGGAATTTTCCTTCCTTACTTAAGAATATCCTATCAATCCTTCCAAGATAGTATGAATAATCAAGTGTTATAGTCTCATCAGATGCTAATATATTGGGAGCAGAGTTTCCAGATGCATTAAATGATCTTCCCTTAAATTCTAATGGAGACCTATCTCCTTCGGAAACAGAAGCTACTTGAGTTGCTCTTGGTCTGATATCAATCATATCAGCATTAGAAGTACCATCTAATTTTGGAATATCTATTCCATAATCATACTGTTCATAAGAATTTGCAGTTATAAAATCACCATTATCTCCAGCATCAAAGGATCCATTAGAATAATAAATTTTTATTTTTTTAGAAGGAGCATCTGCATCAGGTTTCCTTTTAATTTGACCAATATTATAAATGGTTGCTTGTTGACCATCTACAAATGAGAAATTTGGAGATATGTCAAAACTTGGAGAATCTAAACTTGAAACTATTGCACTAGCACCAGATTCTTGGAAATTTATAATTTCACCTTCTGTAAATAAATGTTCATTTTGATAAATCACAGTGATTTGACTATCACTTGGTTTTTCTGCAACCATAGCAACAGCATCACTGGATTGACCAATTATTTGTTCACCAATAATCAATTCATTTGTAGTTGTTGATTGTGTTACAATAGAAGCTAAATTAATTTTTGGTGAAGATGGATCACTTGTATCTGCCGATTCATATATTGCCAATACTTCTATAATATCAGCATCATTTATTGATATATTTTTATCTTGAACTCTTGTTCCAAAAGGATAACTACCAAACGTTAGTCCATCATTTAATGTTGTGGTTCCTATTCCAGAGGCAGCATCTTTAGAAAAATTAACAACTACGGACTTAACTCTATTTCTTATTTTCTGTTTTGATTTTGGTTTTTGTTTTTTAATAGTAGCAATTAAAGTTGCCCCTTTATTTGCAGCAGGAGGATCGGTTAAACCACGTATCTGGCAAGTATTTCCAGATCCAAAATCAAATTGATCTGCTGTCAATTCATGAGTCTTACCATCTGCACCAATCAAAGAATATCTCTTTGGAGTGAATGGTTGGAAAGATTCATTTGTATCAATCGTAGGAATAGGAGTTTCAAATCTACCACTACTAATATTAACAGGGAAAGTTTTTCTTATAATAACTGAAGCACCAGTTAAATCAACATTAGATATATTTGACTTAGAAAGTCTTGTAACTAAACTATTGTCAGTAGAAACATCAAATTTAGTTGTTAAAACTTTTAAATCACTTACATCTTTAAATGCTGCTGCTGTTGTGATACCAGTTATTGGTTCTCCATTAGAGTTTAGACCGACAACAGGTAATCCACCATTAGCAACTCCAGCAACAGTGGCAACACCAACAACAGAAACAGAATTTGAAGTTACACTAACCACTCTTGCTAAAATAGGATCCTCTGATATATTAAGATCACTATATTGAATGAGATTACCAATAGTGGTAATACCTGGAAAATTAGGATTAGTGCTTCTTATTAAAGTTCCTGCAGCTCCTTTGTCTATACCAACAGTGGCTATACCAACATCAAATAAAGTAGATGGAATTATATTTGCACTAAAAGTATTAAGACCAATATTATTATCATCAGTTCCATAGAGAGATTTAACATCAGAAACTGTATAGTCAGTGATTCCTATTGCAGTTCTTCCATTATCAATACCGTTAATAATTAAAGATTCATCTACAATAAAATTACCATTTTTTTCGTAAACTGTTAATCCTACCCCAGAGGTGACTGAACCCACAAGAAAAGCAGTAGCACCACTAGATTTTCCTTCAATAAAAGCAGGAACAGATTGTGTAATTGGTTGATTTAATGTAAGTTCACTAAAAGTTTGTACATCATACAGTGATATATCAAACTGATTTTTGGCTCTATCACTTTCTGCAACTTCATACGTTCCAGATTCAAGTCTAAAATCATATACTCTTGCAACACCAATTTCTTGTCCTGGCGCAGTTTCAGAGTTTACACCTACTCTTTCATCTCTTAAACTTAGAACATATGTACTACCAATACCTACCGTGGGAGTTCTAAAAACACTATTGATTTTAAATGTTGGACCTGTATTATAAATTATTGATTGATTTTTTAATGTATTTACTTCCCTTGGTTTAGGCACATCAAGGAATGTTGGATTAACTGTTTCTATCTCATAACCTTTTACATATGCTTTACCTGGAGAAATCTTATATAATGCTAAATCATCACTTGGAGTTTCTCCGCCTGGAGTAAATTGACCAACATTAAATATACCTCTATTTCCAATATTATCATTTAACGATTCTAAAAGAGTAACATCAAATGGTTTTACATCATAATTACCACTCTCATCAAAAGTTCTTCTTGCAAGAGTATCAGTTAAATCAAAATTCTTTGAATATACTCCACTAAATCCACCAAGAGCAGCACCTCCAGCAGATCCTTTTCTTTGAGTTCTTAAAACACCATCATTTATTACTGCCAACTCAACAAAACTATTATCATCAAAATCATCAGTAGATTTTTTAAATAGACTCAAAGATATTTTTAATCTATCAGCACCTGGTGCAGAATAATTATTAAATCCTTGAGAATTGTCATTTAAACTTTCATCTATATCTGCGTTAATTATCTCTTCATTTACAAACAATCCTATCCTATAACTTGGAGTATTATTATATTGATCAAGAATAAGTGTCTCTTGATTTACATTACAAAATTGACCACGAACAAAATATACTCCATTTTGAATTTGGAAAGATGATCCTGTTACAGCAGCCTCATTTGCTACTGTAAGAGCAAAAGGAGCTCCAGCAGCTATTGAAGTATTACCTAATAATCCTGAAGTTATTATCTCTGAACATGTTAATTCCTCTCCATCAGAAAATACTTGAGTTGAATTATCTCCAGTATTAGACGTTAGGTAATTTATGTAAAGGGTAAGTTGACCTCTTTCAGAATCCTCCGCCAATAAAACTTTATCTACAACAGCACTTACACCAGATCTTTGACCTGATATTTTTGTTCCAACCAATTGATCAACATAAGCTGATACAGGAATTCCTTGATAATTATTATTAATCTGTACACCATAATATATTCTATTATATCCAGTGTTACCAGGTATAACTTTTGCACCCTCTTTAAAAAAATGTTGACCAAATTTTTCAATTTGATTCTGTAGTATGGACTGAAGAGTTGTTAACTCTCTAGCCTGAACAGGTGTTCCTGGCTTAAACAGAACCCGATAAAAATCATTAGACGGATCATAATCGTCAAAGTATGGGGATACATTTAAGTTGGTTTGCTGTGGCATGATTTTTTAGAACTGCAAAACTATTTTGATGTCTTCTTTTTGGTTTACAGACCGAGTTATGGCTGGTCTATTATCAACGTAAATAATATTTCCTGAGTACTTTTTAACCTCTGGATTAGCAATACCGTCAGTAAAACTTTGACCAAGATAATATGTTATATTATTTAGAGTTGTTGATAGACCCGTAAATCCAGTATCAATTTCTAAAGTTGATCCAGATGAAGGAGTGATCTCAACACTTCCTCCACTACCAGGAGAAGCAGTAAATGCATTTAAATTAAATCCATATTGAGGAGTTGTTACTCCTAATCCAGCAGTGGTAAAACCAGCAAGAGTTCTATCTTGCCAAAACTTTAGTACCCCAGTGGTTTGATCATAGTTTACTACTCTAGCGACTGCAGTTGATCCAGATGAAATAGTTTGAGTAACATAAGAATCTGCAGTGAATGTAGCAGAACTATATCCAGTTCCTGCTAATCTTAAAGCACCAAGAGCACTTGCCTTGTCAGAACTTAAAAGGGAAGTTGAATCAAATTGTTGAGGATTTTCAACAATGCCCACTCTAGCAATATCATTACCAGTTATAAAATCAGGATTTTCATTATCATTCTCAATTCTAGAATATAGTAAAACATTATAAGCACCAAGTTCTCTGTATATGTCAGCTCCATGTCCACCTTGAGGTGAAATGATTACATCGAATAAAGGTCTTGTGCTGCCTGTAGGAACAGAACCTGCTTCCAAGTCAACACTACCATAAGTATATCCAGATCCTTGTTTTGAAACAACTATAGTATCAATTTGTTGATCATTAGTTGTTGTAATCGTACACTCTGCACCTGATCCATCTCCTTTTATAGGAACGTTACGATATTCAGTGCCACCTACAGGACCAATACTTACTCCTCTATTAGTCACTGTTACAACTTTGATTGATCCATCCACAGCGTTATCTCTAACTGCAGCATTATCATTACTAGTTTCCCAATTTGCAGGAACTGGCATAAAATCCGTAGAATCGAATTTTACAATATCCGAAGGTTTAATAGTATAAAGATATTTCCAAATATAATTGTCACCACTACTTCCAGCAGATCTTGGTTCTAAATCAGTAAACGTTGGTTCATCTAAAGATGGTCTTCCATTAGGATTATCAGGATCCGTTCCATTTTGAAGACACTCATAAACCCTAAAATCACTGTTCATAACATAATAGGTTGCTGTATACAAATTAGTTGCACCAGAAACTGGAGCGGTATTTGTTCTACTATAATCTCCCCTATACATGTCATAGGTAGTACCAGAGGCCCACGTTCTTTTAGTGATAACCTGTTTTGCATCCTCAGAATTTATTTTCTTCAAAGCAATCATGGTATCATAATAATTAGTTTCTTCCGAAAAACTATCTTTAGGAGATGGTGGAGTTGTGTTCCAATCAGTTGCAATATCAGTGGGATTTGGTAACCCAACAAAAGAATAATATGCATTCGTACTAGAAGTGACTCCAGCAATAAAATTCTTTGCATTTAATATTCTAATCTGATCAGTTATTATAGCAGCCATTTGGACAGAGATTTTTCTTTATTTATTAATGATTTGATCAAGGAGTTCTATATTGCTTAAATTTAAGAGAAGCAGATCTTCTTACCACTGTAGAAGTAGAAATTCCACCTGTTCCACCTAATGTATAAGCAGTATAAGTATTGCTTTCAGATCTTGAGGTTAAATTGATTTTACCCCAACTATATGCTCCAAAGTAATTACCAGTTTGGATTCCAACACCACTGAAGGATGGCCATTGACCACTCCAAGTATTGAAGTTGGTTACTTTCACAAACACTCTATTAATGTGTGTTGTGCCTATTCCAACACCTGTAGTTCCCACTCCAGTAGGAGCTTGAACTATTTCAAAATTGTTAACTTCATAAACGTTATTTAGGAATTGAGTTCCCACTCCAATAACAGCACCACCAGTATCCACAGACTTAATTGACGTAGTTGCACTACCAACTGTAGAATCATTAACTACGAAGAAGTCACCTGTAGATATTCCACTTATAGTAACTGCCGTTCCAGTAATATTAGCATCTCTTAGATCTGATGTAAGAGGAATATGTAAATCAAATATAAGTTGATAATTTGTTGAACCAGCTCCTATTGTAGTAGTTCCAAATCCAACTATGATACCAGAATCACCTTGGTAATAATCAACTTTATTTTCCTCCTCACTTATTGTTGGAGGACTTATAAGAACTGCTGGTGGATTGGATGATGTATATCCTGCACCAACACTAGTAATCGCAATACCAGTTATAGTTCCAGCAGCACCGATTATAGGAGATCCAAAAGCAGTTGTAGATGTTGACCCAACACCAACTTCATTTCCACCTATTGATGTTGTGGCAAAACTAACTGTAGCAGTGCTATAACCAACACCACCAGTAGAAATAGCAACAGAAGAGATTGTTCCCAAACCAGATACTATTGCAGTTCCTGCGGCTCCAATTTTATCTTCTTGAGAATCAAACTTGACTTTCTTTTGGAAAACAAAATCATTATCAACTGGTGCTACATTATCAACTTCATCAAATGGATCGAAATGTGGTCTAGCATTTTGAACATAAATTACAGTTGATCCTATTCCAACAGATTTAATGATAGGTGAGAAAGGATTAATAACAGGTTCATAAATTTCTCTATCTTTTCCTACACCTTTTTCGTTAATAATCTTATCTTCAGTTTGTCTACACCAAGTAACTGGTCTCTCTAAAGAAGAATCATTACTATTACCTGGACCATAATATGGTGAAGTAGAAACACGATCTGTAGAATCTACACTGATAGGGACTCTAGCAACTTCCTGCAACCAATTATCTTGAGTTTGTAAACGTCCAATAGTTAAATCATCACCCTCTTTTACAGTTTCAATAACTTTTCTTTCAATAACATCTTGAGATCCAGTTCCTTTGTAGAAAATGATTTCAATTGTATCACCGACTTTAGGTGATTCTGTAAATGTAATTACACTACCACCAGGGAATTTATATCCCTTACCAGGAACTTGAGGAATATTATTAACAAATACTAGAAGAAGATCTTGAACATCAATTTTTGATCCCTTCTGAGCTACAATCGAGACAGATTCATTATTAAGTGTTAGTGGGAAATTTGTTCTACCACCATCAATAAATCTTTCAACATTATCAAGAACTTCTAATTGACCGAGAGACCATGCAGTAAATTCATCATCAAATACCTTATCAACATTAATTAACATTTCAGTGAAGGTTTTACTTGGATCAGTTGGAATACCTGTAGTCCCACCAATAGGAACTGTCAATTTTTCAAGATTACCATAACCACTACCAGTATTCCGAATAGTAAATGAAATTACACTAGAACCTTGACCAACAACAATATCAACAGTAGCATTTGTTCCAATTCCAGCAGAAGTGTCACTATACTCTAAAGGAATATTAGTATATGATGATGGATCATCAAAGACTACTTTATTGAATCCATTTACAACACCACCTCTAGCATATAGATGATTTCTAGTTGATGGTCCAGTTTGTGTTTCAAATGTCTTACTGTCAAGGACACGTAATACTTCACTTCCGTTTGCTGCAACATCAAACTTACTTGCTGAATTATTATTCAATCTAGGAGCTATGATAGCAGACTGAACTGAACCAAATCCAACATAATGACTTAGAACTGTAGATATACCAACATTAACTTCAAATTGAGTTGTGCTATTAACTGCACTAACTTGTACTCCTGTATAGTAAGGATCAGGTTTTCTTGGATACTTGTGAACAGAAGCAAAATTATCTTTAGAACATCTAAATGATAAAGATTCTGTAGAAAGTTTTATGCTAGTTCCAGTTGTCAAACCGTGCTGAGAACCACCACTACCAAGTGTCATCGTCAAAATACCTGAAGATGCACTGTATACAGCAGTAGAAATATTAAAGTTGACTATCGTTGATATACCTACATTTAATGAGAATGTATTTGTTGTGGTAGCGGTGATAGTTGTTGTTCCAATTCCTATGATAGGATCAGTAGCACGAGGATATGGATGTAATGATGAATAATCATCCATTGAACATCTGAAGACTATACTGCTCTGAGCAATAGAAACAACATTAGATGTGGTAAGACCGTGATTAGCAACAGTGACTGTCATGATTCCACTAGGACCATCATAGATTGCATTTGATGGTGTATATCCTAATCCAGTGTTAGCCTCTGTTATTGCACCAGGATCTGCACTTACAAATCTATGATCGTAGTCTCCACCACTAATTACGGCATTATCTGTAGCACTTACGAACTGATGAGTTGATTGATCACTCACAGCAGAGAATCCAACATCAATTGTTATTGTGGTATTAGAAGTTCCGACAATAGAGATTGCAGTATTAAAGGCTCTATCTTGACCTCGTGGATAGTAATGAATACTTGATCCACCATCAAGAGCACATGTAAATCCTAATCCACTA